GTTAATTAAGATGTCATTCATTTTTTAGTTCCTCCGTCCATTTTATGGATCGATTTGTTATGGATGTGATCAGAGACTTCAGTCTCCAACCTTGTGAGCCTTTCCTTCGTGTTGGCATGCCCTTCCTCGAGTTTATCGATAGACTTTTCAATTCGGTCTATGCTCGATTTGATATAGCCAACATCGGAGATGAGAACCCCTTCGTTCTTCCCTTCCTGTTTATGCTCTCCTCGGTCATTTCTCCTGAACGCTAATACAGCGAAGAAGATGGATGAAAGGGTCCCGAGGACGCTGATTATTGATAAAACGATTGATGCTGGTTCCATTAAGAAGTACCTCCTGTAGATATGAAGCTTTCTAGATAAGCAAAAATGGCCTCGAAATTCTTCTTGTGGATTTCCAAGTTCTGCTTCTTTACTTTGTAATCAAGGATTAGTTCCTTGTCTTTCTTGGATAAGAAGGCTTCAAATCTTCCCGTCCTCTTGTAATGGGCAATTAGCGATCGTACGCGATAAAGGTTATAAAGAGATTTCTCGTTTCCTCCACCGAAATAAAACGCCCTGAAGTAATCGACGTTGCTTTTCACCCATTTTTTGATCCGTTCTTCTGGCCAAGGAGCGTTGATTATTTCTTCAAACTGATTCTTGAAATCTGGTTCTATGTAAACAAGGTTCCTTTGGGCGAGCAGAACGTTATCAATCCAGATTGTGAAATAAGGAAGGATACCATCCTCAATCTGCGTAGCTTTCTTGTAATCCTCTATCCCGAAAAGGAAGAAGTCTGTCCCTTCTTGCTTCTCAACTCCAGAGCCATGATAATCCCCCAAAATGACCGTGTAATCCTCGTCGCTTTCCGAACTCTCAACTCCAAGAATCCGTGAGCCGCATCTATAGATGGCGATTACTTTGAAGCCATAAAAATTATCGGGTAACATACACGTTATTTACGATATGTGAGGAAGACGCTGGAGTCACATAAAGCCCTGCGCTTGTAAGCTGGATGGAGACGTTATACCAAGTGTCGTTAACTTTGTATTGGTAGACTCCACCGCTCCCTGAGCAAACATCCGTCGAGAAGATGACGTTCCACCCCGCGACATAGACATTCCCAATTCCGTGATTAGATGTGGATGAATTTATCAAAGAAAAGCAGTATGTGTTCCCGCTTTTTGTAGTGGATACCCTTTGAAAAGAGCATTTGTAATAGTCCTCCATAACGGCTTTTTGATTAACGTCACGTGAAGCCGCCAAAGCGTCCGCGCTTTTAATCTGAGGGGCGGTATAGTTCGGATCAAGAATCAAGGAAGAGGTTGTTTTTGTGTATCTGGCAACAGGAAGTTCATAGAGCAGGCCGCCATTAGAAAGATCTTCTTGGGTAAGAATTGGATAATTCCCTGAGCTTTCTCTTTTGCTTAAGGACACCGTGTTGTTGCCTAAGTTGAAAGAGATAAAAATATAGCCATAGGCCGAGGAATCGAGTGCCACTGCTATTCTGGTGTTGGCTTCGACATACACTCTCCTTCCATAGACTTGGACATAACCCGAAGAAAGATAGATATAATTGTTGCTTGTTGAGACGTTTACCCCGCTCCCAAGACCTAGTATTTTCCCGTTTTGTGAATTGGCTAAGAAATGATTGCAGTCAGCGTCTTGTTTGGACGTCACCGAAGCTGAGTCGAATGTAATTTTAATTAAAGCCATGCTATTTCCTCCTATCGAGCAGTTTGAGTTTGTCGGTCAAAGTGATCCGATATTCGCCCAGAACGATGCTCGCCACGTTTAGGGTTCCTTTATATGTGATTTTGCTCACGATTGTTTCGTACGTTTTACTTGGAGCAATGAAGATAACGAAGTCGCCAATCGAGAGATCCTTCAAAGAGGCAATCTTGTTCGAGATAAAGGAAAAATCGAACGAAATGCTGTGCTTTAGCGAAGAATCAATGAGCTCACTTGTCGCTTTCGTTTGTAAAGAGTCAAAGTCTTTATCGCTGTAAAATTGATACTTAAAGATGACATTATCATAACGCTGGCTAGAACCGAAATCTGTGCTCACTATTCCGTTTCTCAAAAGATAATAGGCAATGGTGCTCGTATGCAGTGAATTCTCGGCTTTTGGACGATAAATAACCTTGTTAAGCGAAACCTCATTGGTGTCGGAGATTATAAGATTCGAGATTGTTCCTAAATCGCTTCGGAGTTTTAGGCTTTTCGAAACGCTCACCACGCTTACAAGGATGTTTGAAATCACCCCATTGGTAACGATGAGTTGGTAAGAAAGACGTATTCCATAGGTCTTGGAAAACTCTTCGACAAGATCAAGGATGTTCTCCGTCTTATCGTCCTCGTAATTAAGCGTGCCAGTCTTTACCACTTCAATCGCCGTTTGCAGGTATGAAAGGTTCTGTTTGGCATCGCCGCTTGACTTAAAGTTAGAGTTGATGAGATTTAGTAGGAATTGCGAAATGTTTCCAGAGAAAGAAGCAACAGGGACTTCAACATCAAATTTGCTGAGGAAGTCTTTTGTGGACACTTTGAGATATCCTTTGTCCTCTGCTTCTATCGAGGCAATGATCCCGATGTAGAAATAGTCGTTTTCTCTTACAACCAGATAGTCGCCAATCTCCGCCTTAGTGCTTTGCTTATTGATTTGGAAACTCGACTTTTGAGGAATGAGTGCATCCAAAACAATCTCGTAATCATTAGTGGCATAGCCATGGTCGATGACTTCAAGCGTTTGCTCGTTTAAAAATAAGATTTGCATGCTTCCTCCTAATGAGCGACATATTCTTCGCTATACTCGATTTGGCACGTGCTTTCCTCTCTCACTCCCGGATCGAAGAAGATTTCACTGGTTCCCGGAGGAAGAAAAAGAAAGTTGTCATAAGAGAAATCTTGAGAATTATAGATATCAATAATCTCTCCATTTAGTGTCTTGATGATGTATTGGTCTACGGGGTAAGCGTTCACTTCGATGACAGGGCTTTCCCTTTCATCCAAAATGAGCCTCATTGAGGCAATATCCACTTCGTTTTGTCTGACTATTACTCGCGGATTGAGGACGTTACCCGTAATTTTGACTTTGAGAGGGACACTCTTTGCTGAATTGTTGACGACGGTCACCTTTCCATTAAAAGAAACCGCATAAAGGTAAGAATAGCTATAAGGATAGGTCTTTCCTTCATCCGATTGGTTTACATGAATGGAGGAGTATCTATCGACAAGCCACAGCGATAAACATTCAATTTCAACTGAGCTTTTGAGCACTCCCGCTTCAAGCTGAGTCTTGCTCGAACTTTTGATGTTGATGTAGCAGTATTTAGTCCCATCGCAGACATAAAAGAGTCTGAGAACTTTGCTTTTGGTGACGAATTCTCGCCAAGCCGTAAAGCCTTGATAGCCATTAAGGAAAACCAAATCAAGAGAGATGGTCCTTTGTGGCGATGTCCGTTTGCTTTCCACGAAGCGAGCATCATATTCTTGGTATTCGATGTCGTATTCAAACCCGAAGCCATCCAAACCCTCTATGAGGGTGCCATTCTTGAAAGAGAAGAAATAGGTAGTTCCTATCTCGTTAACTAAATAAAGTTTTCTCATTAGTAAGCACCCCCTAAAGCGGTATTGATAGAATCCACGTCGACATCCCCACTCGTATTGATCGTGACGTTGTTTGTGGTATTGGAGTTATCCACGCTATTTGTTGTCGTGGAATTGTTGCTGACGGCATTGCTATCAGAGAAGGAGCCTCCTCCAAATAGGCCTGCCACCCAACCAAAGAAGCCTCCTACTTTATCTAGAAGCCATTTAATTCCCTCAATTATCCCATTAAGGATATCGAGAACTGGCTTCAGAAGAGCGAATAAAACCTGCAAGACTGGGCAGATGACTTCCTTGATGATGTTAGCGATGACCACCAGAATTGGAGCGAGAGCATCGATTAAAGTGAACACCACTTGAAGAATGTCCACGATAGGCGATAAAAGCGTGTTGATCAGTGGCTCTAGAAGCGAAATTAGCATGGAGATGATTTCAATCACAATCCCGATAATCTCGATAATCGGCTGGATAAGCGCGACGATGATTTCAAGGATTGGATTTAGGATCTCGATGATGATGTCTAGTATCTGAACCACTACTTCGATGACCACTCTGAGAATGTCGACGATCACTTCGATGATCTCAATAACCACTCCCAGGACTGAGTCAATCAATTCGACCACCACTTCGATTACTTCCACCACCAGTTCGATGATGGCTTTCACGATCTTGGTGATCGGGGCAAGGATCGTTTTGATGATCCCAATAATCGGAATCAGCACTTCGGTCAGCATGTTGGTGATTTCTTCAAGGACCGGAACCAAAGATTCAACCAGCCCGATAACCACATTCAAGACATCGATTAAAACGTCGAGAATGCTATCCAAAAAATCCGCCACTATGTCGATAAGCATATTGACCAGTCCCATAATGGCGTTGATGATAGGCATGAGCGAATCAACAAGCCGCGAGACTAAGTCCATAACTTTGTTAACGACGGTCATTAGCACGTCGAGAATCTTCTTTAGAACCGCCCTAAACTTTTCGTTTTGAAGCAGAACAACCGCGATAATTGCAATCAAAGCAGCCCAACCCAAAGTCGAAAACTTAACTGCTGTTCCTGCAATCTTGATCGCTCCGCTTACCGCCGTGAATGATTCTTTAAGAACCTTAATCATCGGTATGATTTTGGCTATAACAGCTAGAGTCGGGCCGAAAGCAACCAGGAGACCAGTAACCACTCCAATAATGCTTTTGATTCCACTTGAGAGGTTTTTCCACCACTCAATTAGAAGCTTCAGCTGCGGAATGATTTTATCTCTGATGGCGACTATAAACTTTTGGAGAATCGGAAGAAGCAGGCTAGAGAAGGCCATAGCAAGTGAACTGGCAGCCAGTTTCAATGAATCAAGAGCGTCCGTAAACTCCCCTGCTAAGGCAGCATCCTCGTTTGAGACAATCCCTATTTCTTGGGCTTGAGTTTGCCACTTATCTAGCTCGTCTTCACTTGCAGAAAGAATCGGAGATAGCTCTGTCCCGATCTTTTCTCCAAAGAATTCGTTTGCAACAGCCGTTCTCGTGGCTTGATCTTCCACTCCTGCTAAGGCGTTTCTGATGACTTCAAAAGCCTGTTCCGTATTTAGGCCTTTAATGTCATCGACCGTTAAGCCAATAAGGGCAAGCGAATCCGCAACTTTATCGCCGTTTCCACTAGCGATATCGGCAAGAACGGAATTAACCTTGATAAATGCTTTGTCCATCGCTTCAGTAGATGAGCCAAGGAT